CATGATGCGGGCTGATCGTCCGCAGTTGTGGCCGAATCCGACGCTTGATTTGCGGATGTTTGAAGCTGATCAGATCGCCAATCCGTGGAACGCTTCGGTTTACAACGATCAATTTTTGGATGACGGGATTCGGTTCGATCGCTCAACGAACGAGCTACAAGTCTACGTCTACAACAATCATCCCGGCGGAAATACCTACCAGTCAACACAGGATGGTGAGTGGTATTCATCGCGGGAAGTTCTGCACTTGTTCCGCGCTGATCGTCCGGGCCAAACTCGTGGTATTCCCCGAGCAACTCCAGCACTCCAGACGCTGCCTATTATGCGTCGTCAGGAACTGGCAACGCTGTACTCTGCAGAGACTGCCGCGAATTTCGCGCTGTATCTCAAGAGCAACTCGCCTTCAATCGATCCATCGGCAAGCCCTGCGGACTTCGCGGAAATCGAACTCACTCGGAACATGCTGACAACGCTCCCAGCCGGTTGGGAAATCGGACAGGTTGAGCCAAAACAGCCGGGGCCATTGTATGAAATGTTTCAGCGGCAAGCACTTCAGAGCTTCAGCCGTTGCACTAACATGCCATACACGCTGGCGGCCGGAACTGGCAAGGATGCGAACTTCTCCAGCTTCAAAGGCGACATGAAAAATGTATGGGAGCCGGAAGTTCAGTGTGAGCAAAGCCGAATCGAATGGAGCTTCATTGAACCGATCTTCGGATGGTTCCTTGAGTCTGCAATCTACATTCCCGGACTACTCGACGGACTGCCGTCAATCAGCTCAATTGACCACAAATGGCACTGGCCACCATTGCCAGAACTCGATCAGGTTGATTCTGCAAACGCTGCCACAATTCGGCTGAAGTCTGGACTGTCAACGCCAACATCAGAACACGCGCGACGTGGTCAGGATTGGGATACGGAATCGATGCGGGCTGCGTCTGATTTTGGTGTTCCGGTTGAAGTTTACAAGCAGGCCGTTTTCGCTGCGACATTTGGATTGACTCCGGGGCAACCAATGCCAGGCCAGCAACCACAGACGGCGGCAGCTGCACTTCCGCAGGGTGAATACACGAGCCTCGGCCAGCGAGCCTTCACGAACAACCAGAAGCGAATCAAGTCAGCACTCGACCAATTCGCAACCGGAGCCATGTCGCAAGTCATGGCAGAACAAACGCTCGCCAGTATCGGGCTCGCTCCGGATCGCATCGCGGCACTGATCGCAGACGCACTTGACGGCGGTGTTCAGGATCAGACGGTTTCGGAGGTCGCGGTATGAGTCACTTCAAAATCGGCGATCGAGTCACGCTTGCACCGGGTGTAACCCCACACGCTGCCGATGCGGAAGGGCCTGGAACCGTCAAGATTGTTGATGGAACGTCGATCGGGATCGAGTTCGACAAAATGCCTGGCATGACACACAAGTGGTATGCGGAAAGCGAACTGCAAACGATCAAGGCTGTGGCAAAATCCCTCAACATGACGGCATTTGTTCGTCTCAAAGCGAACGGCGCAGGCAAGCCGAAACGATTCCAGATCCTTGCCTATTCAGGCGGAACACTCAACGTCGATGGCTTCCCGAATGGCGTTGTTGTTGATCTGTCAGGGCTCGAAACGCCGGGCTCAATTCCGATCCTGATCGACCATACGAAGTCAGTCGAAGCAACGCTCGGGCTGACTGACAACATCCACAACGACGGCAAGTCGCTGAATCTCTCAGGTGCCGTCACTGGTCAAAGCCCGCTCGCATTACAGGTGCTCGCACAGGCGAACGCTGGCCACACATGGCAGGCGTCCATCGGTGCAATGGTGATCGAATCGGAAGAAATTGCAGCCGGTCAAACGGCAACCGCAAACGGCCAGACCTTCACGGGTCCGGTCACTATTGCCCGGCGCAGTGTGCTCCGGGAAACGTCAGTCCTGCCAATGGGCGCGGACTCGACAACCAGTGTCAACTTGGCGGCATCCGCTCGCCGGTTTTTGAAAGGATCGGCAGTTATGTCGTTCGAAGAATATTGCAAGAGTCTGGGGCTCGATGCTGCCACTCTCACACCTGAAGCCGCTGCTGTTTTGCAGACGAGTTTCGCCGCCACTCAGGCACCTGCTGTTCCTCCGGTTGCTGCTGCTCCGGTCGCTCCGCTGGCTGCACCTGCCATTACTCCAACTGCAGCAGCAGGAGCCACAGCATTGACTATTCAGGCAGCAAACGCAGAGTTTGAAAAACACCTCGAAACGAATCGCAAAGCAATCGCGGCACAGTACCGCAAGTCGGCTGAGATCCAAGCGAAAGCGGCTGGACATCCGCAGATCATCGCAACCGCGATCGACAACGATTGGTCGATTGAGAAAGTCGAACTGGAAGTCATCAAGGCGTCTGCTTTGAAGACTCGACCAACATCATTCACGTCCGCGCAGAATGCACCAGAAAACCAGCCGCGAATCATTGAAGCTGCCGTCTGTATGGCACGCGGAATCAAGGGAGTTGAAAAGCAGTACGACGACAAGTTCCTGCAAGCTGCACATTCGCAGTTTCGTGGACAGGTCGGGTTGCAGCAAGTATTCCTGATGGCTGCTGCTGCAAGTGGATTGGGTGTCAGTGTTGGGGACCGACTAACGCGAAGCCTGATGACTGACATTCTGCGACAGGTCCGCGCCAGCCAGGGCGAGGGTCGCAGTGGAGAAATTCAGGCGGCATTTTCAACCGTCAGCCTTCCGGGCATTCTCAGCAATATCGCAAACAAAGAATTGCTGATGGGCTACGAGGATGAGGACACGGCGTGGAAAGAAATTTCCGACACCAAATCCTGCAGCGACTTCAAGACCGTCACGAGCTATCGGCTTCTTGACAACATGGAATATGAGGAACTTGGTCCAGGCGGAAAGATCAAGCACGGAGTGGTCGGCGAAGAAACATTTACTCGCAGCGTGAAGACGTATGCGAAAATGTTCTCACTCACGTATCAGATGATCACTGACGATGACTTGGGGGCGTTCGATGACATTCGAACTCGCCTCGGTCGTGGTTCGCTGCGAAAGCTCAAGCGAATCATCTGGACGACGTTCCTGAGCAATCCGACGACATTCTGGACGACTGCCCGGACGAACTACATCGAGGGCGGCACAACCAATCTCGGCACTGATGGTGTTGGTCTGGGGCTTGCTGTTAAGGCGTTCCGTCAACGTAAGTCGCCGTTGATTGCTGGTGAGGAAGAATCTTCCCGCCTGACACTCGGCGGGCGTCCGACAAAACTGGTTGTTCCTCCAGAACTGGAAACGATTGCCGATCAGCTTTACACGGCACGCAACACGAATGCCGTGAAGGCGTCTGATGTGAACACTCACGCCAACAAGTATCGCCCGGTCGTTGTGAATGAACTGTCCGATTCTGGATACGGCGGCGGCTATAGCTCGACGGCATTCTATGTCTTCGGCGAAAACGACAAGCCAATCGTGACGAGCTTCCTGAACGGCAAGCAAACGCCAACAGTTGAGTCAGCCGACGCAGACTTCGACGTGCTTGGAATGCAGTTCCGAGGCTATCACGACTTCGGCAGCAGCCAGTCTGAGTACATGGCTGGAGTCAAGAGCAAGGGCCAGGCGTAGTCACTTTGTGACGATGAAAATACAGCCCGGCGGCATGTGTCGCCGGGCGTTTCTTAGATCAGTTTTTGGAGGTTGCGAAGATGGCTCAAACGCCAGCAAAACATTATTCATGCGACGGAGCGGTGGACTATACGCCAGTTGGCGCGGTCACTGCTGGCGACGTTGTTGTCTTGAACGGAATGGTCGGCATTGCTGTAAACGATATTGCTGCTGGCGTCAAAGGCTCGCTGCAAATCGAGGGACTGTACAAGCTCCCGAAGACAACTGCCGCTTGGGTTCGCGGCCTTCCGGTTCATTGGGACCAAACAGGGAGCCCGGACAACGGAACGGCATCTACTGGCGCAGCCAATCAGCTTGGCGTGGGCACTTACTGTGGTGTGTGTGTTGAGACGGCGGCGAGCGGAGACGACTATGGGGCTGTAAACATCAACGCACAGACGAATCTGCTTGGCGTTGCGGCAATTACAGCAGCAGGGAGCACGATTGCAGATGCGGCTCAGCTTTCGCAGGGCTTGAATGTTGTGACTGGAGCGGACGGCACGAAGGGTGTGATTCTTCCAGTTGCAGTTCCAGGGATGCAGGTAATCGTCAAGGGCGTCACGGCTGGCGTTCTTAAAGTTTACCCGAAGACATCAAGCACGATCAACGCACTTTCAGCCAGTGCTGCCATCAGCTTGGCGTCTGGGGCCATCCCTGTCACGTTCGTGGCTTCAACGGCAACTCAGTGGTACACCTTGCCCCTGGTGGCATCATAAGGCTGAGCAATGTCTGACTTTGACGATGCCATTGGTGATATGACGGAAGACCTTCTGGCTGAGGCCGGAAGCTCATGCGTCTACATCCGTGGCAACGTCACAGCGACACTGACACTTAGGAAATCAGCACAACAAAGCCAGTTTCTCGACGCAGGAAACGGGCAGCAAATCGAAGTCAAGCCGGTGGACTTCATCGGCCTAACAACGGCAATGCCATACGCAACACCACTGCGAGGCGATCTCATCAAATGCGGCGGTGTTACCTATGAGGTTCAGCCGACAGTGAGTGAAAAAGTGTTTCGAGTGATCAGTCCTCAGATGATGAGAATTCACACAAAGCAGGTCGGGTAAATGGCAGTCACAATCGCACCATCAACCGAAGCAATGCAGGCCATTGTCGCGAGGATCAACTCAGCGACAACGTACTGTCTTGCGGTGGTTGCGGAGTATCGTGAAACGCTGGTCGATCCGCTCGAAGAAATCACAGACATTCGGTGTGATGTCTGCTCAGAGTCTGAGGAACAACTCAACGAGACATTGGCGATTGAAGACAGGACGAGTCACATCATACGGATATGGCTGCGGAAGAAACTCGACAACCTGACGCCGGACGAAATTGACCCGCTGAAGCTGCTGTATCGGCAAATCTTCCAGCGAGTAAATGACTTCAATTCAGCCGACGGTCGAGTGAAAGTCTGGGAGATCGAGAACGACGCAAAGGAATGCCCGATCAAAAGCATTCTTGAGCAACTCGGGTTGTTTTCAGCAACGATCGTCATGCGAATTGAGGTTGAGGCGAGCTATTGAAAAACGACGTGGTTGATGGGTTGGATTCGATTCTGGCAGCACTCACGACGCTGGAAACAAAGTCGGCAGACAAAGTGTTGGCGGCAATGATTCGTGGCCAGATGGCACCGATTCAGAAGCAGATGAAGGCGGACACTGACAGCAAAGTCAAAGAGGGCCGAAAGGGCGTTCGGTCGAGATTCAAGAACAACAAAAAGAAGAATTGGATTCTGGCAAAGGTCGGTTTCGGCGTTGGTCCAAAGAAAAACCAGAAGCCGCGACGGTCAAAACGAACAGGGCGCGGCGGGGTTGGGATAAGTGCTCAGAACATTCACTGGTGGGTTGCTGGAACGAAAGAACGGCGAACGAAAGGCCATAAAGTGCGGACGCGAAGTCAAGGTCACAGCACTGGCAAAATGCCATCGTTTCAACCAGGACTCGCAGCAATCGCCGCAACGAAATCAGCCGGAAAACAGAACGCCGAAATGATCAAACGCGGGGCTCTAGCCCTCGAAAAAGAAGTGTTGAAACTCAAGAAATAGGATCACGATAAATGACAGCTGCAAAAGTTAAATCCAAGGGCACTGCCCTGCTGATGGAAATCAGTTCTGTCTATACGGCATTCACGGGCCTGAAGCAGCTGAGCATCACGGGCATTCAGTCGGAGACGTGGGAATACAAAGTCCTCGACGGCGCTGCTGCAATCCTTCACTCCCAGACCGGTTACGTTCAGGTCGCCACGCTCAATGCCGACATCTTCCGAGATCCTGACGACGCTGTACATCAAGCGTTTCTCGCGAAGTGCTACGCGCCAGCCGACAATAATTTCAAAGTCACCTACGCGGACGCGACACCTCTGTCAGAAATCTATGTCGGTGTTGGGTTCGGCATGGACACCACAGCGGCACCATCTGACGGCTTGTCATCGTCGATCACAATTCAAACCTCCGGAGCCCCAACGTAATGAAAGCGACACTCGTCCTGGATCAGTTCGTCAATCCGGCGAACGCTCCAGAGTATTTGCAAAGTCAGATCCTGTACAAGTTCGGACTTAACCCACACGGCGCGGTTGTGCCGATCGCATACCTGCCAGTCGGGACCGTGTTTGAAGGCGAACAGGCTGTGTTCATGTGTCGAACTGGTCAGTGTTCACCGGCAGACGACGAATGCGCCAAGGCATCAGGCAAGACGCCAGATCAGATCGCGGCGCAGCAAGTCGAATACAAAATGAACACGCTCGGAATCAACCGGGCAGAAGATCGTGAGTTGTATCGGGCTGGTGTCATCACCGGTTACGACGAAAACCTGAAATACATCCCCGGTCCAATGTGGGACAAATACCAACAGGCCAAAGAGGCACTCAAGAAAGAAAGCGACGACATCTAATGTCGGTGATCGACAAACTGCGAAAGCGGCGATTTTATCCTGTCGCGATTGACGGCGAAACTGTCCACATTCGGGCGTTGCTTGACTCCGAATTAAAAACCGTCTCGGACTTCAAAGACGAAGACGAATCGATCGGGTTTGCGATCGGTAAGTCACTGATTAATGAGGATAAGTCGCCAGTCTTTGAACAGATTGAGGGCGAAGAGCCAAAGGAATTTGGCAAACGTGTCCTGCACGCAATCGACCTGCCATCCGACACAAAAGCCGAACTCACAAGCAAGATCTTGAAACTGTCGAACGGTCCACTGTCGGCAGATGACTTGAAAAAAAACTAGCTGCTGACCATGAGGCCCGATTTGCCGCTGAGTTGGGTCGCGAGGTTGGACGCTGGGACTGGTGGAACCTAAAGGCTGAGCACTCGGAATATGAGTGGGCAGTCCAATTGGCAATGTATGAAGTTTGCCCGTTTGGTGAGCGACGAAAAGACATGAGGGCCGCAATCCACACGGCAAACATAATTTGCGCTCAATCGATGCAAAAGGTTTCAGACGCAGATTTCAGCGACATCGTCTCGAATCTCGCATCATATCTGCCATGTGAAAAAGAACATGACCCGGAAGAAGATGATGCAAACCCTGAGGCGCTGGCAAGAATAAAGGAAACGTGACAAATGCCAGGCATCGGACGTGACCTTGTCGTCAATCTCGCGGGCAACAACTCCAAGCTGAAGTCCACGATTGCAGAGTCGAAAGGTGGGCTCAAGGGCTTTGCTGCGTCCGCTGCCGGGTTCCTGAATCCAGTCACTGCCGGGCTCACGGCGCTGGCTGGTGGCGCGATTGCTGCCGGGGCTGCACTGTATGGACTGCAAGGAAACATATCGACGCTTGCGGGAGTTGCCGACAAGGCGATTCAAACCGGGCTCAACGGCGCTTTCATTCAGCGACTCGGATACGCTGCAGATCAGTCTGGTGTGAGTGTCGAGACGCTGACAGGCGGAATCAAGAAACTCACGATTGCCATCGGGAAAGGCGACTCGAAGCCGTTTGAATCAATCGGGTTGAGTCTCGCTGAACTTCAGCGGATGTCGCCAGAAGATCAGTTCCGCAAAGTCGCCGAGAAGATCGGCGAAATTCCAACCGCGGCCGGACGGGCAGCGGCAGCTGTCAAGATTTTCGGCAAATCCGGAATCGAAATGACGGGGCTGTTTGCGGATGGCGTTCAGGGGCTCAACGCACTACTGAAAGACGCTGAAGCTCTCGGAATCGGCGTGAGTGACGAAGGACTCGCCAAAGCGGCAAGGGCCGACGACGCAATCCAGAGAATGAAAGCATCATTCGGCGCGTTGCTCGACCAGGTCACTGTCGGGCTCGCTCCAGCGTTTGAGGTTGTCGCAACGTCTATTGCGGACATGATTCCTCCGGTGACAAAGCTATTCGATCAGTTCAATGGACTGAACGACAAGGCGCAATTTCTCGGCGATCTGCTTGAAGCTTCAATGTTGGTCGCATTTGAGAGCATAAAAGCAAATTGGGATTTGATGCTCGGCGAGATGATCACGGCAGCAACAAATGCCGGTAAGCAAATCGCGATGAATCTTGATCCAGCCACAGCGGTTGGGCGATTTATTGGCGGCAAGGCCGGCAAGGCAATCGGCGGTCCGGACGCAGCACCAGGGCAAACGAAACTTGATGCGGCAAAGCAAAATCTTGATGCTGTGATGGCGAGGCTTAATGCCGTCAAGCCGTTCGTTCCGCAGGGTCCGAAAGCTCCGGCTGCCGACGACGGTTCAAAGCTGAAAGGTCTATTTGGCGGAATAGCAGACACTGCAGGCCCAATCATGGACGGCATTAAATCGAAGATCACACAGGAAATCGAAGGCGCGAAAATCACCGGAAATTGGTTCAAGGAAACCGCGAAGAACCTAATCGGCGACACGATCAAAGATCCAAAGAAGGCCAAAGAAGATAAGACCAACGCAAAGTCAGAACCAGCACTGGCCGGGGCCATGCAGCGAGGATCATCCGAAGCCTATTCGACGATCGTTCAGGCAGCGATTCGGAGCAAAGATCCTGTCGTTAAGGCGACGGAAAAACAGACCAAACAACTTGTCGCTGCGATTAAAAATAATCCCGGTCAAAAGTTTACGTTCGTGCCGGAGTTTTCCGCATGACGATTACCTATCTCGGGCTCGGAACAGAACGATCAGCCAACAACACGCAGGGCAAGCGCGCGTACATGTTCACGCTGTTATTTGAGACCAGCGACGAAGACACGGAACGTGAATATCAAGTCGGTTCAATGCCGCAAGTTCCAGCCATCGGTGCAGCACACCCAGACGATCCATACTGTTGGCTGCAGTCTATCGATGTGAACCTGACAGAGCCGAAATACGGCTGGACCGTGACGCTCAACTACTCGTCAGAGCGTGAACTCGCAACAGATCCGACGAGCGACCCGGCAATCATCACGGTCAACACAGAACAGTTTCAAAAAGTTGCAGACCGCGATAAAGACGGCAATGCGATTTGCAACTCGGCTGGCGATCCGTTCGACCCGCCGTACATGATGGACGATTCACGACGAGTGATTCAGATTCAGAAAAACATGTCTGGGCATCCATCATGGGTGCTGAATTACGCGGACGTGGTCAACAGTGATTCATTCGTTGTCAAGGGCGTCACATACACTGCCGGTCAAGGCAAGGTGCAGCGCGTCACGATCGGAGAGCAACAGGTACGCAATGGCGTTCCGTTCGTCACTGTCTCGCTTGAGATTCATCTGCAGCGCGACGGATGGATACTGAGACCACTCGACGCTGGATTCCGTCAGTTGGCATACGACGGGGCAACACGAATCAACATCTACAACCCGGATTCGTCTGGAGATCCTGTCGGCGGCGGCGAGCGGGTAACAGCACCTGTTCCGCTCGATGGCTCAGGACAGGCTCAGTTAAACCCGACGACCGCCTCAGGTGTCTATGGTGCATTCACTGTTTACACGACCGCAGTATTTTCCGCGCTGCCTCTTACATAGGTCCAGGTCATGGCAAATGAAATCACAATCACTTACGGAATGTCTCGACAGCACGCGACAAACACGCTCGACAATCATCAAGTCAGTCAGGCACCGGTCCGGAAGCAATTCACACAAACTGGCGTTGGGCAGTTCGACGTGAAGCCATCGATCGGAACGTCTGAGGAAACGATCACGTTTACGGACATCGCGACAAACGGTTGGGTCTTTCTGCGAAATGAAGACGTCACAAACATTGTGAAATGGGGATTCACGACAGGTCAACTCGGCGGATCGATGAAGCCTCAAGAGACAGCCGGGCCGTTCCGTATGACTGCAGGTGCATCGCTGATTTTGCAGGCGTTGGTGGCAGCCTGTCGCGTGCGCGTCGTTATGTACGAGGACTGATGTATGGCCGAACAGCCAACTGTATTCGGGCCAAAGGCAACTGAGCAAATCGCAAAGACTGT